TTTGATTAAGTAGTTGTATCTGAAATGAGCTCCCTAAATAATCAAAATTTTTGTTAGATGACATAGTTTAAATTTGTTGTATGAATAAATATTACACTCTTGTATTAAGTCCAAGATAATCAAAAGAAAGGTCTCTTGCTGAAAATAAACTAGTTAATTCTGATAAAATTCCTTTGATTGTTTGTCTGATGTCAACTGTGTATCTAATCTTTGGAGGGTAGATTTTAGCGTCAAATCTTCTATGACAAAGTAACTTGTCCCCTTGTTTTAAATAAATGTTAAAGTACTCAGGGCCATCTACATAGGAGGTATTAAGGATGTCAGGTTTGTTTGTGATATCATATTGATTCTCCAACAAATAACTCACAGCTTTCATCTTAAGTTGATAATTCAAGTTATGGATTAAATCATCCATATACTCTTTGAAATCAACTGAATTTCTTGCATCAGGATTGTAATCTCTAACATTGAAGTATCTTTGAACTATGATGTTGTCGTTAACCATCATTAAGAACTCCAATTTGGTAATGTCTTGCTCTCTCATTGTTTTTACTTTTTTGTTTTAAAATTGTGTTTTTCTTTTCTTGTTAGTTTTAAAAAGGGTTTTAAGAAGTTCACCCAAGCATCATCTCCTTTTGGTAAGAACTTGAAGAATCCATCTTCCATCATCATTTTAATTAGATTTCGATGTCCTCTTCCATCGGGGTCAAGTGTTTCCTTATAATATAATTCAACCACCTCTCTCCCCTCATCATCTATCAATGGGTCTGACAAATCTACAATCTTTTGGTTGATTTGAAAAAATTCTTCCCCATAAATTCCTGTCTTTGTCTTACCTGTTAAAAGATTTTTGAGTGTGTTATTCTCTTTATCTTCTTTGAGGAGATTTTCAGCCTTGGATAAAATATCGTTAATTGTTACATCTTGTTCAAGTAGTTCGGGAAATAATTTAAATAAAGTTTTATCCCCCAAATAATATATTCCATCAATATTGTCAGATTTATCTCCAGCTAATATTTTATATGTTAAAATATTGTTGTGAGGAATCTCATGTTCTTTAAGTTTAATTTTATCACCAAAACTATACAATTGCTTGGCTGATGGTGAATAAATGGAAACATTCTGTGATATAAGTTGGGTTAAATCTTTATCCGATGAAAAAATGGTAATCTTTTCGTCAGTCGCTATTTGACAATAATAAGCAATTAAGTCATCAGCTTCGTTATTTTCTATGTTCACTTGACGAATAAACATCTCCTCCAAGTATTGTTTTACCCTCTCTTTTTGATAGGTAAATGATTGAACCTTAAACTCGTTAGATTCTTGGATTCTGTTTTCTTTATATTGGGGGTAAATGATTTTTCTCTTACTTGAATTTCCTTCGCCATCCCAAAACACTACCGCCTTGTCAAAGTTATATTCTTCAATGAATCTTCTAATAGTGTTTAGGAAATGCCATATACCCCCAATATGATTACCATTATGATAATAATCTTTCACACCATGGAAACCTATCTTCATGAGGTTGTTTCCATCGACCAATAATGTTCTTGTCATTTAAAATAAACTTAATTGTGTGAACGATTTTTTTACTTCTGTTTGTGAGATATACTCACCCAAAAACTCTGTAAAGATAGCTTCCATTACTGGTACACAAATGGAATTACCAGCTAAAGCTACGTGGTTCTTAGTTGTTAAACTTGTTGATAATAATTTATCAATATCTTCTTCTCTAACACCCATAAATCTGTAAGCCTCTCTTCCTGTGATAGTTCTTATTCTTCCATCAACCATAATCTGTGGTGAACCAGTTGTTGTTAAACAAGGGGAACAACCATCAATCGAATAAACTCGTCTTGCTTGGTCGTAGTTAACATCGTTTCTCCTTGCCACAAGTTTGCACACACTATCTTTTTTGGGATGGTTAGGTGTAATGTCACAAGTGATAAATAAGTCCTCTGTAATCTCATTTTCGATGAATGGTCTCATAGGAACTCTATCTTTCTTATGTTTCTCAACACCACTCATAATTGTTTCAACTTCATTATTTGTCAAACCAAATACGGACATCATAAACACCCTCTCTCTATTCTGTGGACAACCAAAGTCGGCGCCATTCAATACCTTCCAAGAACAACCATAACCCAATTCATTTAAGAATGAAATATGAGCTTTGAAGTTCTCAATGTGATTATGTGATACCAAGTTTTTAACATTCTCCATCAAAAGATACTTCGGTTGGTTCTTTGTCAAAATCCTTTCAACTTCATATAACAAACCACTTCTTGTACCTTTTTGAATACCCTTTTGTACCCCTGATATTGATATATCTTGACAAGGGAAAGAATAGGTCATCAGGTCACATTGGGGGAAACTATCTTCGTTTACCTTTGATATGTCCCCCAAGTTACCCAATGTTGTCTCGTGTAATGAATCATAAGCTATGTTCGCAACTTTAAGGATGTCACAATTTGCAACATCTTCATAGTTAGCACCGATGTATTTCAGTGCCAACTCTTGTGTACCATAACCCGAAAATAGTGATATTACTTTTAGTTTATTCATGTTCTCTTTCTTCTTTCAAATCAAAATCTCCCTCCAAACCTAATAAATCTTTCCAATAATCTGCGTATTCTTTCTTATATTTTTCAATAGAAGCTTTTTCTTCAGTTGTATCTTTACCTGATAAGAATCCGTGGGGAGTTACAATTATCTTACCATCATCATATCCCAAACCATTAATATGGTTCTTCAATACAGATACTTTAGTTCTTGATGCAAACTTAACACTTCTTTTATCTTTAGTTGCCGTAATCTTAGTTGTACCAGCTCCTTTTTGATTACCAAACAAAAATACCAAAGAAGAGTTCAACCATATTGCTTCACCACCTTTAGCTTTAATTTTTGGTTGTCCAAAAGGATTGTCAGGTAATTCAACCCATGGTTGGTTCACGATAATCAAAGTATTTTCAAACTTTGAATCTGCTTTTCTAGAACCTGAGATTCTTTGATTAATACCCATACCAATTTTATCAGCAAGAACTGATGCGTTATGTTGTTTTCCACCTTTACCTTCAAAAGTCATTTTACAAGGAATTGACCCAACTGAGTCCCACATAAAACATAAACTATATTCAAGGTCACCTTTTTCTTGTGCATCAAGTAAGTCGTTGATATAATCTGTGATTTGTTCAATATATTCGAAGTTATTGTTGAAGATATAAAAACCATCCCAGTCAACTTCACCAGTTTCTTCGTCCACAACTTCTTCACATTGTAGTCCCATCAATTTAGCGTGTTCAAAACTCCATTTTTGTTCTGTAATAATAAACACAGGTAGAATACCCTTTCTCTGAGCATCTACTGCAGTTTTTACTAAAGCAGTTGTTTTACCAGTATCAGAGTGACCTAAAAACATATTTAGGTGACCTACAGCAGGACCTGGTAATCCAACAGCATCCAAGAACTCAGTACCCAAGTCAAAGTATCTTTGTTGTTTGTACTTTGCTGAGGTAGAGAACTTCTTTTTAATACTACTGAAATCCGTTTTCTTAATTGCCATTGTTTAAATTGTATTTTACGAATTCTTTTAATGTTTCCAGTTTGTCTTTAGCATTAGCCATTTTCTCAACATACTTGTCCATTTCTTCCAAGTGTTGTGGATGTTCACCAATAGCAACAGGATTATTAAAATAAATCCAGAGAGTAGCCTCAGCCTCAGATATCTCACTTTCATATTTATAAGTGAGAGCATCAATCATCTTTTTTTGAATTTTCATTTTTTTTGATTAAAAATGAACCCCACTTTGTTAATGGGGTTCGGGTTAAAAAATATTTTTAGAACGGAAGGTCACCACTTGGTTCGAAATCATCAGAATCGTCCAAATAAGTTGGTGTGGATTTACCACCTAATACAACTTCACCTGAATCTGAGTTACTATAAACATAACCACCCTTTTCACTATCCCATCTTGGTGTTTCACCTTTGGCAATAGCTTCCAAGTATTCTACTGGTTTTTTAGAGTAAACATCAGCCCAAGATAGTTCATCATTTAACCAACCTTCAGCCGTTTCTTTGTTTTCGTGGAGTGGAGCTGGGTCATCATACATAATAGTTTGAATAACTGTATATGTCGCACCCTTTGGGGTTTTTGCTTTGGTCATCTCTAAGATAATATCTCTACCTTTTTGAGAATCGGTTACATCACCTTTTGCTCTAAAGATAGGAATAAGTTTATCTAAGATACCTTCGTTTTTGTAGTTGTGTTTGAATCTCCAAAACTTAACTCCATCGTTTTCATTATCTCTGTCGATAAGTTTAACAATGTAAAATTTACGAGGTTTGTATTGTTTTGCAAGTTCTTTGTCGGCATCTCTACCAGTTGACATAAGTTCTTCATATACTTCTGTAAGTGGAGAACGCTCATTATCATTTTTACCTGGGTCATAGAACTTTTGCCATTTACCATCTACTTGGATTTCGTGAAACCACACCTCTTTGAAAGGTGAGCTTCCATCTGTAGTTGGAAGGATTCTTAATCTTTTTTGTCCTTGTTTTTCATTGTCCTTAAGAAGAGCTGCGAAGTATTTCTTCATTCTCTCATCTTGAGACATTTTGTTGGTATTGCTACCTGATTTTTGTGATTGTTCGTACTGAGCTAAAATAGCATCTAATGGGTTTGTCGCCATAATGTTTAAAAAGTTTTTTGTTAAGAAATATTATACACAATAGTAAGTGTCAGCCGTGGGTTTGTCAAATTAAGTTCTAATATATTTTTTTGAATTTACTCATATCATCTTCAGGTGTCATTTCATCTTCTCCGAAATTTCTAAAACTTCTTTTGATGTCACTTGGTGAATAACTTTCAACTTCGTCTGGAGTTAAAACATATTCATTTTTACCTGTCATTTCCATCTCTTCTTCTTTGTCTTCAAAGAATTGACTTAATTTTTGATTAAAAGGACCTGAATCTAAAGTTCTCAGTTCCAATTTTTCTTCAGGTGTTTTAGTTCTATATTTTTCAATTTTAGTTTCAATATTATTCAATTTTTCAATAATACCATCCATAGCAGAAAGTTTACTTTCTAAGTCGTTTAAATGGTTGAAAAGATTTTCAAAGTATTCATCTTGTTTTTCTTCCACAGATTTCTGACTTTTTACTAAATCAGTTACCTCAACTTTCTTAGAGTTTTCGTCTTCAACTTTTTCAACATCAGGGTCTGCTTCAGTATCCACCGGTGTTGCAGGAACATCACTTGTTGTTGGTGCTGTAGGAGGAGGTGGTAACATAGCACCAGTATCACCAGGTGGTGGAGGTGGTGTTGCCCCACCTACTGGTGGTACATCTCCTGCTGGGGGAGGTGGTGGTGGAACATCTTGTTCCATAATATAGTTATTTATTTCCTTGTATCTACTAAGTTCATTTAAAATCTTGTGGTCGATTCGCATTTTTCTATCCGTTTAATAGTTGTTTTATCCCAGTTTGTGTTTCCACTTGGATTCTTTTATTTGTTCTCATTGTATTGTCAACTCTTTCTATTAGACCATCTTTCATTCTAACAACATAACATTCACCAGTATCTAAATCACAAACTTGTTTAGTACCATCACCTAAATCTTTTTCAGTTGTTTTTGTATTTTTACCTAAGTAACTATCTAAAATTAATTTTACGCTCATAATAATTTTATTTATAAATATCACTATATTGCATTAAATGCTTGTATACCTTTACCAATAATTAAAAGTTGTGCGTCAAAAGTATCTGTTTGATTTTTAATACTTTCCCACTCTCTTTTACCTAAACTGATGTCAACATTAGAGTTGATGTATGTAAATTCAAAGACATTAGTAGGTGTTGTCCCTTTCAATTGATTAATTAATGGTGTCCACCTTTCAATGAAAAAATCAACCACTTTGTCCAAACTTGGGAATACAACTAAAAATAATGGATTTTGGTCACTTGAACAATAATATTCTTTTTTCGGAAAATATTTTGTGATTAATGGGTCACTCCATCGAGCGGATCGAGTTAAAACAATGTTACCAAAATTATAACCTCTTGCTTCCAAGGATTGATTATATATCGAACTGAAATAGAACCAAGAGAAAACACACAAACGAATATTTTCATTTGCTGTTTTTTGTTTTAAAGTTTCTTTCAAAAACTTAAGTGTAATTGTAATTTTATCAGGACTGACTTGTCTGAAATCTTCGTAAGGTGCGCCAACTTGAAGTTCACGATTTGATAATGTTGATAAAGGTTTAATACCCTCCGTGATATACTTGATTGCTTGTTCTTCAAGTCTTGCCCCTCTTTGAATCTCAGCCTTTTGTTGTTTTATTTCATTTCTTCTTTGGTCTATAATATTTCTAACAAAGTTGTACTTCAAATTTTGTAAGTAATCATCAATTTTAGATAAAGCAGCTGTCGCTTGTCTTACACCCACAATGTCAGTACTGAATTCTCCCTGACTTATTGAATGGTTAACTTCTGTAATATAATATGCACCATAAAACATAGGAACATATCTTAAATTGAAATACATCGTTGGTTGAATAAGTGCATTTCCCATCATTGATATACTACAAGTATAACTTCTATTTTTGTATAGGTTATAAAGAGAAACACTTTGAGTAGTACCTTGGCGACCACCAGATTGGTTGGCCATATCATTCAATATTTGTAAAGATTCGGCAGTTGACAATCCATTTTCTTGACCCACTGTGAAACTTTTAAAGATTGATTGGTTCTGAATTCCAATATCAACATTGAATCCAACAACTCTATTTGACTTATCAAAATCTTTCTTTCCTGTCTGTTCCTCAACCAAAGGATTATCAGTTCTCCTTAAGTCAAAAGCATCATTTCTATATCTCCAATCAATGTTATTTATTGCTAATTGTTCACTAGGTTTACCAGGGAAAAAACATACCAATTTGGAACGAGATTCAGTGTAATCAACATTTGTAAATGTACCAAACAAAGAATTTGCGAATTCTAAAGAACCCTCAGTTTTAGGTTTAGGGTTCTTAACAGCATCTTGAACACCATAAAAATTTACATACGATGGTAAATTCATATAGACAAATCTGTTATCGTGGAGAATAGTTTTAATTAATCCCTCCATTGTATTTTCGGGACTTATAAAATCTAACAATTCAGAAAGTTTAAATAAATCAATAAGAATAATATCTCCGATGTTTCTACTTGCTCGGTCTAAAATTAAAATGTCTTCGAATAAAGTTCTATTTTTAAAGTCACCACCTGCAATCCATTTGTCGTTGAATGCTTTAAACATATCATACAACTCTATTTTTGTTTTTGGGGCATCCCTTATTTCAGAGTCAAGTTTTTCTAAAGTGATGTTTGTTATCGATTCGAGCTCGTTAGTTAATTTACCATTAATGTTGTCCAATATTTTTCCTATAAAATCTTCAATTTTTAACAAATAGTTAGTCATTGATTCAAAAAATATACCCTTACTTATACCTGTAGATGGATTTGGTACCTGTGGGTAATTTTCTTGTTCAGTATTTTGCGCTTGTTGTATATTAACAATATATTGGTTTTGATTTGGGTTTGTTGCCAAACTTCCATATATAATCAATATTATTTCATCAATTATAATCTGATAATTAGTTTGGAAACTTTTAGTTCCTTCAAAAGACACCTCACCATTTGGTGTTTTATACACACCCCACTTACTAGGTCCTGACACATATATGTTGATTGTAAAATTATCTCTTAGTGTTGCAACGGAAACTAAATTACCGATAGGTCCGACTGGTGGTGCAGGTTTCGGAATCGGATTAGTTTGAAATTGATTTAGTTTTTGTGTAGCATAAATCTTTATCATAGGGGCAAACAACTCAACATTTCTTTGAGTGAATGCAATATTTAAATCAACAAAAAAGTCAGTGATGTATGAACCATTATCTTTATATTGAAGTTCAGGTATTTCAGAAAATCCAACATAGGTTAATAAAGCTTTCCACGCTAAAGTATTTCTAGGGTCACTCCTTGAGGCACTCAAAGTTATATTTCCACCTTGGGTTGGTAGGGTATTTGGGGTTTGTAATGTGTATCTGTCAAACTCAAAACCATCTATTATCTGTAAATTAGAGAATGAATAAAATAACTTTTTGTCATAAGAAGATGGATTTCCGAACTTAAAAATAATATCATAATTAAGAAATCCTTGTATGTAATTATTAAACTCTGTGAGTTGTTTTTCTTGCAATAATTCAACCATTTTATCACCAGTGTCACCAGTGGTCACGGTAAGTACCATCATTTTTCTCATCAAGTACTGAAAATTCCTATATGAAGCTTCCACATCACCTACCTGATTACTTACAGCTAATTTATTTGATGTTTCAAATAAACTAGAATCAGCATAATCATAAATTGATTTTGAGAATTTAAGAAATTCATTTTCAAAATTATCTAAAACTGATTTTTCAAAAACTGAAAATATTTCACTGATTTGAGTATATGAATTCCTAATACTAAAGTTTTCCTGATTATTAGTATTGTTATTTATGAAATTTAAATACTCGTAAGGTGATGGTTTAGAAACTTTGGCATTGTCATAGTAACCAAAATTGGGTGCACCCCAAAATAGTCGTACAGAACCATCGTACATAGCTTGATTGTTCAAAACTTCGATTTGTTTCTTTCCATTTTTGATACACTCGTTTTTAGTTTGATTAAACAAAGAACCATGAGATGGTAAGGGGTATTCGAAATTGCCATCATTAGTTCTCACAGTCATAGACCAAGGTATAATTCTACAATCTCGTTTTGAATTCGAACTATCAAAACCCTCAGGTAAATTAACTATTGCTGTATTGACATAATTGAATGTCAACCCAGATGTTATTGCGCTCTGTATATCTAAACTTGTATAACCATCTGCTCGTCTATTCGTAACAATAAAGGTTGAATTTGTTATATTGAACGAGTTGTTTAATTGGAATTGAGAATTATTAATTTGTGAAAGAATCGTTGTTCCCGCTGGTATTCCCAACCCACTAAGAATATCCCCAACTTGAAGTGAGCCTTGTATATTAATAATTGTGAGTGTTGTTCCTTGAACATCACATACACCATTGATTTGATAATCAGTCGCAATTATTGGATAACCTAAGTAAAAGACACTAAAGTCATTTATTAATTTGGGGTAGAATCCAACATTGATTAAAGTCGAGGTTTCTGGATTCGGACCTGAACCAAAGACCGAATTTTTTTGGAGAATAATATCAATTTGTGAATTATTGATGATTAAGTTATATTCCTTTTCGGAGTCATTAGTTACTGGATCATAATTGTTTAAGTATGAAAAACCACTCCAAGATGTTTCAATGATGTCTCTTCCATCATTAATAAATGTTTTATATCGATGCCATATTGAACCCATTTTCAAAATCCAAGCAAAAGGTAACTTGTGAACACCACCAAATTTTTTAAATGTTGCGAAAATATAACTCAAATCTTCAGGATTAGACGAGTCACCTAATGTTTTATAAGTTTCCCTTAAAGTTGAAAGTGGGAGACTATTCAAAAACAAATAAGCTGATGCAACAAATGGATAGGTTTCATTGTCCCTAAAATTTTGTATTCCCCTTTGAATTGAGTTTATAAAATATGGGGTATTCAATATTGAAGTTGTTTGTTTTGCACTAACTAATCCATCATTGTAATTAGAATATTCAACTCGTCCTTCAGTAATAAAAGTTTGATTTGATTGTCTATTTTCGTAAAATGTTTTAAGTGGGGGTGTCAATCCTTGAGATAAAAAGTTGGTTGGTGTTTTGTTCAAGTACGAAAAATTAGAGAAAGGTCTGTTGAAATTTCTATTCTCACCATTTTTCTCAAAGTTTGTAATTGTTTTTTTCAAATCATTATAGAAAACAGATTTTCTCGTGTCGAAGGCCAAAATTGGATTAGTAAATTCAACACCATTGGATAGATACTGAGTTATCCATTGTTTATTAGTAAATGGATAGGTATCTGTGAAATCGAATACATTTGTCTCACTATTATCGGAAATGTATGTTTGTAATTTTTCAATACTTGTAATATCAGCTTTCGGTGTAGTTACAGAATTATTCAAAAAATTAGGTAAAAAGAATTCTATTTGTGCATTTTCCGTTTTATTTTTAATGTATGATGTGTTGAATATACCTCTTATGAAATTTTGCCAGCTTTCACCAAAACCACCATTCGAAAATTGTTTTAGATTTGTTAAATTTACAGCATAATTTTTTAATTTGTCGGATAGAAAAGGATTATCCTTACCTAAACTATTTTTGATGTTGGTAACTTCAGAATCTGCTATCACAGTTGTAATTTTATCCAAGGCAGATGTAAAATTATATGAACGAGATAGTTTAGAATAATTAGAAATCCAAAGTATTCTTTCATAAATTTCATAATAGAATTTTACTTCTTCTTTGTTGAAGTAAACATTGTTCTCGATTGGGAATTCAATGGCGTTAAAAGATAGTCTTAAAACATCTTTCAATTCGTTGTTTGTTGTAACACCGAAATTTGGTGCTGCTAATCTCTTTGTAAAACCTCTTATATACTCCTCAACAAATTCTACCTCAGGCCAAACATTAGGGTTATTCGCTTTAGTTCTACCAATTACATCGGAATCAGCAGGATATTTAATTTCGTACTTTTCTTTTCCATTTTGACCACCAGTTTGGACAATAAATTGTGGCCACGGATATACAGGTTGATTAAGTGTTTGACCTAATTGTGGTATATCTGGGGATGCTGAACTTATAGCTGGATCAAATATTACCGCTTTCTTATCTTTGTTGTCTCTAGCATCCCATGCTTTCGAATGAGTATCATCTAATAATCTCATAAAAGCTTCCCCATTTGCAAATATTACCCCGAGTACATTCCTTATCGTTGGTTTGAAACCTAAAGTACTAGTTTTGTTTTGAAGAAAAAAAGACAATTCTGTTGTTATTTCTTCTTCAATTTGATTGATTAAAGTGTTTAAATCCTTTTCCATTTGGTCGATACATTCATTGAATGAACCAGTACCTGAAAAATAAAAGAACGGATAATCATCGGTGTTTTTTGCAATATCTGAATTTATTAATTCCTTTCTAAGAGTTTGATAGTCAGGTACTGTTGGTTGAGCCACAGATTTTTTTAGTCTCCATGTCTCATCTAATCTAACATTACCCTCACCAGCCTGAGTACCGAAGTCAATTGGTGTATTAAAAACAAATGTTCCCCCTTTTTGGAAAGAATCAAATTGTATTCTGTTATTAATTTCAGATTTTACTGGTGGTTTATTACCAATAGTATATGTCTTGTTTTTACCAAAAGTTTCATTTTCACTAAGTAGATTGTTGTATCGATTGACAATTTCAAGTAACTTACTTTGTGCTTCTTTTTTATTGTTTGGATCAGTTCTATAACCCTCTTTTAATGTAAAAATTGGTATAAGCTCATTACCTCTTTGGATGATGAAAAAATTTTGTTGTCTATCACAATATGTGTTAAACCAAGAAGTTTCATAATTTTTTATTTCACCCCTATACTGATTTAAAACATCTAAATATGTATCAGCATCAGTAATTGGTTTCAAATTTTGTTTTGTAAACTCACCTAATTCATTTTTTAAGAACAACTTCAAGTTATTTTGTAGTTGTACTAAAGTTAGTTGTGGAAAATTGTCAGGTAATAATCCCTTAGAAATATAATCTGAATATACTTCCTTTATTTTTTGATAGCCTCTTGTTATTGTTTCAGGAGTTTTTGTATCTGTGGGTGAAAGCGTGTTATTAATTTTAGTGACATTAAATTTTGAAGTGTACATATGGGGTACTGCTTGGAGAGACCCAACAGCAACTTCTGATAATAATGAAAACTTATATGTGAAAAAATCTAATTGGATTTTAAAATTACCATTTGATGTGTCATATCTGGCATTAAATTTATGTAACATCAAGGGAAGTCTAATGGCCTTACCAAAATAACCTTTAATAGTTAAATAGAATAATGGATATGGTAAATTAAAGAATGGGGCATATGGTGAATTATCTCCAGATTCGAAGAGTGCTCTACCCTTAACATCCTCCATTTGAATAGTTACTTGTGGCTCCATCGAAGTATTCTGTCTAATACTAATAGAAGTGATACCCAATAAACCATTATCCACTGAACCTAGTCTTCCACTTGATAGGGTTTGTTGTCTTATAAAATAATCAGGTTCTTTCTTTTCATTTGTAAATCCAACTTTTTCTAATTTGGGTTGATTTACACCCCTACCTTGTAAGGTATCTTTTCCTGTCAGTTCATCAGTATAAGAATTATCCAAATAAGTTTTTTTACCAGGATTCAAAAAATTAATTGATGCAACTGTTATGTTTTGTACAGCATCATTGGATGCCACCCCTAAAGCTAATTTTGTTCTAGGTAATACTTTACACTCCAAGTTAGCATATATTACTAAATTTTCATGTTTAATTAATCTGTCTTGAGCTTTTCCATTGTTGTCAATTACTTTATTAGGGTCAACTAAAAAAATATTGTTATAATCAAACTCAACTAAAATGTTTTCTGAATTATCTACCATAATAAAAGAAATAGTTATTCAACTCGCTTTTGTAGTCTTGTAATGAAGTTATCAACGGATATGGAATTGTCAATATAGTACCATCAGGTATGTTCCATTCACCACCAACATAATTTGGATTGGCTAACATAATTAACCAACCAAAAACTGGTGTACCATAATATTGTTGTGATATTTTATCCATACGAGATTGTCCAATTTTATAGATATATCTTTTATCAGATGTCTTCGATGGTAAATTTATATATGGTACAACTGTTTGTTGTCCATCTATTTGAAACTCATTATATCTATTATATGTCTGTAATGCCATTTTTAATTAAATTTGTAGGTATTCAAGAATGATGTTTTCCCACTCTCGGTACTTTTCTGTTGATATAACTCCTTTATTTTTGTTTCTTGTGTTTGTACCTTAGCTTGGTCTTTGACAGTTGTATAATTAAACTTTCTTACCTTACCTTTTTTATATGTATCATCCTTAAGATTTTTAGTGTAGTCTTTGTATTTTTTACTTTTTTTCACTTTGTCGAATTTTTTTTCATCAACATTAATTTGTTTCGTTGATTTGTTTTCCCACTCGTTAACAATCTTTTCGAATTTGTTTTTGAAATTCACAGGTGATTTAACACCAGTAAGATTACCTTTGATTACACTTCTTATGAAATCATCTTTTTTTGTTTTATCAGTCAGAATTCTTCCCATAATCAAAAAGAAATTAGCATCGTCTCCATCAGTAATCTGACTAAATGTGTATTTTTTTGTTGGGTTTTCGTCTTGAAAGAAAGCAATTTCGTTATCAGTCAAAACCTTATTATACCCATCAAATACTTGTTTGAACTTAAGATAGTCGGTTTTTAATTCTTCATAAGTATCAGGTGTTGTTGCTTGACTGGCAACATCGGTTGTTGGTATAAGATTATAGACTCTTGGTGAGTTGGTATCCAAAAGTTTCCCATCAGTCTTTTTGATAATTAAATTAATTTTTCTAAATAATTGTACATAAGTTTGTTGAAGTTGAGTTAAATCTTGTAGATTTGTAGTGATACCTTGTTTATATCGAGGTTTCAATGACTCGGTATATTGTACCATATTCTTCTTAAGTACATCTATAAATGGATTTTTTCCGTTGGTTGAATCCTTAAAAAACTCAGCCATATATTTAACCAAAGGATTTTTATTGTTATTTATGTTATTAATATAAGTTGTAAATTCTTGGTCTATATCAGATTCATAGGTGGGTTTACCATAAATCTTTATTTCCTCACCATTTGTACTATTTATATCTTCGTCATTAAATAATTTTCCATTGGTATAATTTCTTTTGATATCCAAAATTTGGATAATTCCATAGTTGTATTCCTTGAATATACTCTCCAATTTATTTACAAGACCTTCAAAATATTTAGGTGACTCATCTAACAACTTGTCCATAATTGATTTGTAAACAATTTCACCTGTTTGTCCTACTTGTCCTGCTGGTGCTGGTATATTAGTAACTATCTCACCAATTGTATCACCACCATCATTTGTTGCTTGTGGTGTAGAATTCTGTAGTAATTTAGATGGTTGTTGAGCTATTAAATCATCGATTATAGATTTATCGATTGCAGTAGTATCCTCTGTAGGTGTAGCTCTTTCATCATATATTTCTGTATTGGCATAGTAATTAAATGATAAAGCGTTCTGAAGTTGTTCGATTGGTTTTGCTAAACCCATACCACCAATGATTTTGAAATTCATAGTTACCTTAACTATCATAGGTTGTACACCAATACCTTCAGGATTTAAATCTAAAAGATTATTTTCATATGAAAAACTTACCCCATCAGGAACTATTTTGGTATGGTAAAAATCTCCAATTCTTAAAACTAAAATTGGGGGTGTCCCGAATGAAGTGTTTAAGGCATCGTTGAATTTAGGTTTACCATCAGTACCAATCACCGGGATAGTTTCACCAGGTCTTACACATTGATTTAAAAAAGTAAGCCTAGAATTTAATCCCTCAGGTGTCATTGAGTGGAAGGATGGGTTAAAATATCTAATTTTTTCTCTAATTGAATCATATATCATAGGTGACTCATCCTTTATAACCTCAAAATAATCACACTCAGTCAAAAGATTTCTTAAAATTCTTTTTCCAATTCCATCTTTTAGTTTTTGAGTGTAGTCAACTGATGATGTTTCTCTAAGTGTTTTAGTACGCTGAATTTCAAATTTATCAGGAGTTTTGGGTTCGTCACCACTAACATTCTTATTATCAGGTTGTTGTTCTTGTTTTGTTTTACTCGGTGACACTATATCAACTACTTTAAGAATAACTCTCCTACAAGCCATAGCGTTTATAGAATAAATTTGAGCCTTACTATTACTTTGTGGTTCAATTTTTTTATTACAGTTGACAGGACTAAAAGCTAACCCATCTGTTGCGAGAGGGGATACAGTTAACACTTCACCTTTTGGGACTTCTTTGATTGATATTTTACTAAAATACTCTTTCAAACTAGCACCAGTAGTTGTTTTATAATTTTCCAAAAATTGTTTAACTGAAGCTATCCTTCTTTTAGATAGATCCAAATTATATGTTTCCCCACCTAACTCTGATGCCGAACCAACTAATTCTAAAGTAACTGTTGTCTCAGCATTATCTTTGAATACATTGTATAAGTCATTTATAAATCCTTCAGAAAATTTTGTATAATTAGATTGTACAACTGAATCGAAAAATTGTCCCACATTTTTTTGTTCA